ATAAACTTGCCAAACAATTTAAAGATAGTTTTTATACTGAATATTTTGCTAAACAGATAAGAGAAATAGATGAGGAATTGATAAATGAGGATGGTGATAATTAATGATAAAAAAAGAAATATATCCAAAAACAAAAAGAGTTAGTTGCAAAGGAGATAAAGTATATCTTACCGAAAAGATAGATGGTAGTAATTTAGTATTTTTTAAGAAAGATGACAAATTATACTTTGCACAAAGGAATAATATTATTTGCATTGATGAAATTGAAGAACAAAAAGGAATGTTATATAAAGGATTGTATCAATGGCTATTAGACAATAAAGATATATTAGAAACTGAGTTACATAATAATAGTGCTATTTGTGGAGAATGGATAGGTATGGGCTGCTTAAAGTATCCAGTAGATGAGTTTGATAAAAGATGGTATATGTTTGCAAAAGCAAATATAGATCAAGATTATAATTTATATAATTTAATTTATGATCATGATTTATTTATATATCCATTTGTAAGTCAAAAAATACCTAATTTTGTTGGAATAGTACCAGAAGTTACTGAATTAGTTAATTTGCCAAATAAAGAACAACTAGACAGTATTTATGAGAAGTATACAAACAAAGTTAACAGAAATGTTGAAGGATTTGTAATTAATTATAAAAATATAATAAGTAAATATGTGAGAATGAAAAATGGTCAATTAAGAGAACATTTTGATAGAGGAGAATAAAAAGATTAAAGAAATAACAGGAGATGATAAATAATGAAGTTAATATTAGGAAAATTAAACAATGGTGCTATATTTTACTGGGATATATCTCATATGCAATTGAAACCAGTAGTAGGCGATTATGCAATAGTAGAAAATAAAAATGATTATGATCTAGTAAAGATAATAGGAATAGTAGAAACTAGTGAAAAATATTATAAACAATTAACTCATGATTGTGAATTAAAACAATCTGTATGCTTATTAAAAAGAAATATGATTAGAAATGATTAACAATATCAGGGGGAATAAGGTTATGGAAAGGGGAAGTAAATGAATGTAGTAGAAGAGATAAAAGAAATAGTAGCAAAATTAGATAAAATAGATGATTATAATAATTCATTATGTGATAAATTGAGTGTAGTTGATAGTAAGACACAAGATCTACTTCATTATATAGAAAACAATAAAATAAATGTTCTTTGGTGTTATAGAATGTTAAAAGAAATTAAATCATTGAGATAAGAAAGAAGAAAGATAAAAAATGATATGGAATTGCTTTCAAAATACAATGAGCATAAAAATAAAATAATTTCTAAGGACAATAGACAATTTTTATTAGCAGAAGTATATAAAAAAGAAAAAACACTAGGAAAAAAATATGTTAACAAACAATACACTGAAGATGAAATGCAAAAAATAATAAAAGGGGTGTAGTAATGTATATAGAATATAACGAATTGCTGAAGCAATTTAAGAAAGCAGAGAGAAACTATAACGAAGCATTAGAAAAGAAAAGCGAATTAATATTATCTGTAATGCCAGGAGCGGTAAAGCCTAAAGAAGTTATGGTAACCATAAATACTTCACCAGACACTAATTTAATTAACTACACGAGTGAAATAGATGAAGTTGATAAATTGATTAACCAAAGTAGAAATACACGAGATATGCTAAATTATGAGCTTAAGAAGAAGTTAATCAAAATGAAAGAAGAAGGGGATGTATATGACAAAATATACATCTATAGATGGATAGAACATAGATCTGTGTATAAATTTCATAAATTAGTTGGTTATAGTAAAACACAAGTATATGATTATATTTCAGAAATGAAGAAAAAATTATATAAAAATGAAAGTTCGGACAAAATCGGACAAATCTAGGTATACAATGATATTGTGATAATATATAGTTCACATATTATACCTCACACTACCTATTAGTAGGTAGTATAGAATAGATATATAAAATGTAATGGTGGAAGTGCTAGACACAATATTTTAAAATGAATATTCTCTATTTTATTAGTAGAGGTCAGGTTGGATGCCTGTGAGATAATATCAAAGTTATTATATCTATTCTATAGTACTTACTAATACGAGATTACATACCTCCTTTACTCTATTAAATGATATTTATCTTTTTCATTTAGTATGTAATCAGAACATGGACACATTAGTGTCTTTTTTTATTAAAAAAAGAAATGCAGGTGATAAGAATGAATTTAACAAATAATCAAAAGAAGTTTTGCCAAGAGTATTTAAAATTAGGTATGAATGCTACTCAAGCATATATGAAAGTATACAAGACCTGCAAAAAAGAGGAAACTGCTAGAACTAATGCCAGTAGAATGCTAACAAATGCTAACATAAAAAAGTATATTGAAGAACTACGATTAAAAGTAGAAGAAAAAGCAATTGTAAATATAGACATGGTAGTAAAAGAGTTGGCCGCTATAGCATTTACTGATAGAACAAAAATAGCGAAGTTGGTAAAAAAGACAGTTGAATCAAAAGATGGAAAAAAGATAGAATACGAAGATATTGAATTTGCTTATACAGATGATTTAGAAGAAATCGATAAAAAGGTGATAGCAGGGTATAAAAGAACAAAAAATGGAATATGTGTTGAAACTTATGATAAAGTTAAGGCACTAGAATTATTAGGTAAATATTTAGGAATGTTTACAGAAACAGTTAAAATTGAAAATCCCGAAGCTACTAAGATATTATCATCTATATCTAGACAACTAGGTGGTAAGAGTGAATGAAGAATTTCCGTTAAGTGAAAAATATATAGATTTTCTTAAATATGATTGCAGTACTGAATTTCTCGAGGGGACAACTTTTGCTGGAAAGACTACTGTAGGAATACCAAAGTTCATGTTCAAAATATCAAATTATAAAGGAACTAAACCGAGTATTATATCAGGACTAGACTTAGGAACCATCGAAAAAAATATAATTAATTCAGATAAAGGTTTAATTGAAATATTCGGAGATTATAAAGAAGGTGGATGTGTAGAGTACAATCCAAATGGAAAAGGGAAGATAAGCCTTCCACATATAATTTTCCATACAGAAAATGGTAACAAGATAATTTATGTACTAGGATATGATAATAAAGCAAGATGGAAAAAAGCATTAGGTGGGCAAGTATTTGGATTATTTATAGATGAGTTTAATATTGCTGATATGGAGTTTGTTCGAGAAGCATTCATGAGAGCAGATTACAGACTATGTACTATGAATCCTGATGATCCGAATAAAGAATGTTATACAGAGTTCGTTAATAAATCTAGACCAATAGAAAAATACAAAAGTGATGGACCACTAAAATTATTAGAAATGTTAAATGAGACACAAGTTTCTGATTGGACTTGGTGGTATTTTACATTTAATCATAATTTAAGTTTAAGTGAAGATAAGAAAAGACAAATAATAGAGTCGGTTCCAGTAGGAACAAAGTTATATAAAAATAAAATACAAGGTTTAAGAGGAAAAGCAACCGGACTTGTATTTAATGTAATTGCTGAGAAGCACATCATAAATGAAAAACAAGCAATGTTTGAGGATTGGAAAGAAAAGGAACCTAAAAAGAAAAGAAAGTTTATTAGATTTTCAATAGGTTGTGACACCTCATATTCAAAAAAATCTCACGACAAACTTACATTTGAATTTACTGGGATTACTGATGACAGAAAATGTATACTACTTGAAGAAGAAACTTACAACAACAAAGATAGAGAAATACCATTTGCTCCATCAGATGTTATACCTAAATTGATTAATTTTGCTGAGAAATGCAAAAACAAATGGGGATTTGCAAGATACATTTTTATAGATAGTGCTGATGCTGGAACAATAGCAGAAGCAAAAAAGTATAAAAGAAAAAATGCTTGTATTTATATGTTTGAAGGGGCATGGAAAAAAACAAAGAACTTAACAAGAGTGCAATTGCAACAATCTTGGTTAAATACTGAAGATTTTTTAATTGTAGAAACTTGCAAAGATTATATAGATGAAATGAATGTGTATAGTTTTACAGAAGATGGACAACTAGAAGATGGTAATGACCATAGTATACAAGGATGTCAGTATGCTTGGTTACCATTCAAAAACTTAATAGGAAATTGGGAAATGATAAAGCAAATGATAAAAGATATAAACGAGGAGTGAAAATATGGGATGGGTGAAAAATATGATAAGAAATTGGTTAGAGATTAAAAATCCTGGTTCAGTTAATTTTGATATAGAGCAATTGAATAACTTTGAAAGCCAGGCATTTATAAATATGATTTGGTATAGAGGTGAACCTAGTGAATTGGAACAACTTTATGAACAAGCCGATGATAGACTTGGAAATAAACACTTTTGGGGAAGTAAACCTACAGTTGGTATGAATATTAGAAAAATTCATACGGGCTTACCATCAATGATAATAGACACTTTGGCAGATGTTGCTACTGATGACTTGGATAAAATTGATGTTGAAAAAAGACAAGAAGAATGGAATGAAATATCTAAAGAAAATGATGTGAAAAGTTTGATAAGAGATGCAGTGGTGGGCACTTTAGTATCTGGTGATGGTGCATTTAAGTGGTCAATAGATACTAGTATAAGTAAATATCCTATAATTGAGTTCTATGATGGCTCTAGAGTTGATTTTGAATATGAAAGAGGTAGATTAATAGCAGTTATATTTAAAACTAAAAAAGTTATAAATAAGCAATATTATACTTTGCTAGAAAAATATGATAAAAATGGAATTACTTATAAATTACATAACAAAGAAGGTACAGAACTTGATTTGAAAGATTTCCCAGAATTAGCAAAAAAATATGAAAAGGTTACTAATCAAAATGATTTTTTAATGGCATTACCAATTATGTTTAAAAAGTCAAAGAAATATAAAGGAAGAGGAAAATCTTTATTAGATGGCAAACTTGATAATTTTGATGCTTTTGATGAGGTATGGTCACAATGGATGTTAGCATTGAGAAAAGGACAAATAAAAACATATATACCTGAATCATTATTACCTAGAGATCCGGAAACTGGATTGTTATTAAGGGGTAGTGATTTAGATAACGATTTTATTTCTGTAGAAGAAAGCATTGGAGAAGATGTTAAGAACAAAATAGAGACTACACAAGGTCAAATTCAGCACGAAGCACTATTGAGCACTTACATTACTGCATTAGATCAATGTTTAACTGGTTTGATTAGTCCAAGTACATTGGGCATTGACACAAAGAAAATAGATAATGCAGAAGCAACAAGAGAAAAAGAAAAAACAACTCTTTACAAAAGAAACCAAATAATTGAAACACTTACTAAAACAATAAATGATATTGTTAACATTACCTTTAAAGTGTATGACACTATGGAAAAGAATGAAATTACTGATATAGATGGTGTTGCAAGTTTTGGTGGTTATGCTAATCCATCGTTTGAAGCACAAGTTGAAACAATAGGAAAAGCTAAAACAAATGGTGTTATGAGTATAGAGACAAGTATTGAAGAGTTATATGGTGATACCAAAGATGAAAAATGGAAAAAGGAAGAAGTAAAAAGAATTAAAAATGAATCTGGAATAGTTGATATGGAAGAACCATCAATCAATGAAGATTTAGATTTAATTGAAAATGAAGAGATGTTGAAAGGTGGTGTTGAAGATGGTGGAAAGTAAGGAAAAACCAATAAAGGGATTAAAAATCAAATATGATGGAAAAACATATGAAAATATCACTTATTTTAGTATCAGTACTTGGGGTGGAAAAGAAAGAATTAATTTTACTGATAAAAAAAGCGATAATGTTGTAACAAACATTAATTGTAATTTTAGTGATATAAGAATAATTCAAAGTAGTGATAATTAATGAATGATTATAATATAAAAAAAATATATGAAGATATGGAGATAGAATTGATATCTTCGATGAAAAGAAACTATAAAAGACATCTTAAAGAAGAAAAAGATACCGGCTTTGAATATTCTCAATGGCAATCAGAAAAGTTGAAAGAATTAAAAAGATATCAAAGAGAAAATAAAGATATTATTGGTGGTTATACTAAGGGATTATCTGATGAAGTATCACAGCGTTTAAAAAGAGAACTTAAGCAAGGCTCTATTAATGCAATTAATCAGTATAATAAAGTAATGGGCAAAAATTTGAAACCTAATAAAATAATGAATCATAGTTTTTTTAGAACAAATGATAGAAAGGTCAATGCTTTGATAAAAGTTGTAAATAATGACTTAAAAACCGCTAACACAGCAGTTTTAAGAATGGCAAATGATCAGTATAGGCAAGTTATTCATAAGAGTGCTTTTTTTGTTGCTAATGGAGTTTTTACTGAAAAACAGTCTGCTAGAATGGCAACTAAAGAATTAACTGAACTACAAAAAACTAAACTTGCTATAGATGAAGCAAATAAAGACTTTTTAAGTAGAGGATTTAACTGTGTCGAATATAAGAATGGCAGAAGAGTCAATATTGCCAGTTATTCTCAAATGGCTGTTAGAACTGCAAGCTTAAGGGCTCAATTAATGGGTGAAGGAAACTTTAGAAAATCTATAGGAAGAGTATTAGTTCAATCAACATCTCATGGTGGTGCTTGTCCAATATGTCAAAAATGGGAAAATAAAATATTTATTGATGATGTGTATTCTGGTGGCACAAAAAAAGATGGTAAGTACATGTTATTAAGTGAAGCAATGAAACAAGGGTTTTTGCATCCAAATTGTCGCCATGGCTTAACGACTTATTATCCGGAGGCTGATGATATAGAAAATTATTCTGATGAAGAATATGAAAATGATATTAATTGGATAAATAATAGAATTGATGAAATTAATAATAATGAATTAAATTATATTGATAGAAATATCAAAAGATTTGATAGATTAGAAAATGGTTCAATATCTCCTATTAATATTCAAATGTTTGCTAATAGAAAAGAACAATGGATAAACGAGAAAGAAAAACTTATTAATAATTCTTATGTTGATATAACAAATCAATGGTCTGATATTTCTGATGTAAATAATAAAGAAACAAAGGTATTAGAAAAAGATGAAATATTTAATTACAACGGAGAGAAATATATTATTGATGATCATTTTGTAAAATATAGAACAAAACAAAATGAAAGAGAGTTTGCTGATTGGTTGGTAAAAAAAACAGGATTAAATATACAATTAAATCCTGAAGTGGAATTTCCAGAAAATATTAGCGTTGCAGACTGTACTATATATAAGAAAAAACAATTTTTAGGAAACTATGATATGAAAATTGTTACTGGCAAAAGTAGCCAACTATTATTCCACAATGTTGATGGAAAAGAAAAACAAGCAAAAAAGTTTTTGTTTGAAGCTACTGACTCTCCTTTGACTATTAATGAATTAGTAAAACAAATTGATAAATTATTTAAGTGGAAAGCACCATGGGTTGAGGAAATTGGAATAAAGAAAGGTAAACAATTTTTAATATTCAAAAATATAAATACAAAAAAATAAAAGTTGTAACACTAGGTGAAAAGGTCACCACGACTACAACTTTTAATATATACATTATAGCACAAAAACTATAATGTGTCAAATCGGAGCATAGCACAACTTGGTAGTGCACTAGTTTTGGGAACTAGAGGTTACAAGTTCAAATCTCGTTGCTCCGACCATTAATATTATATGTAGAAAGGAAATAAATATGATAGCAATATTAATAATTATAGCAATTTTATTATTTTTTATAATGTGTGTATTATCTGCAATAAAAAATGAATTAGAAAAAACAAGATTGGAAAATAGAGAAATTGTTAATTTATTAAACAAAAGAAAATAGTGTTACCTTTATAGGTAGCATAGAGTAGATATAAAAAACGCTACATCTGAGTAGGCTGAAAAAGTTAGGCGTGCCGAACGGGAAGGGTAAAGACTTAATATCTACTCTATGGTGCTTATAAAAATAAGTCGGTAGAAATACTGGCTTTTATTATGCACTAAAATATAGTTTGACCGTATCTAATAAACGGAGTGTGGATGACCTTATCCAACATAGAAAAAGGAGAAATATGAAAAAAGAATTAATGCCGCTAAACATTCAATTATTTGCTGATAGTGGGGAAGAAAATAATGCAAATAACACTGCTGACAATGAATCAGTAGAAAATCAAAAAAATGCTAAAGATGATGGAGTAAAAGAAACTGATAAAAAAGTAGAAGAAAAAAAGTATACTGACAAAGAATTAAATGATATCAGTTTAAAAAACGAACAAAAGGCTTTAGCAAAGCAATTGAGGGATTTAGGTATTGATGATGTTGAAAAGGCTAAATCAATTTTAGCAAAGGCAAGAGAAGAAGAGGAAAAATCTAAAAGTGTTGATGAAAAAACACAAGAGGCTATTAAAAAAGCAGAAAAAGCCACTCTTGAAGCAATTAATACCAAAATCGAAAACGCTTTACTTAGAAAGAATGTTAAAGATGAAAAAATCACTAGAGCAGTAAGATTAGTAGACAAGAAAAACATTCTTGATAAGGATGGTCAATTAGATGAAAGTAAATTAAATACTGAAATCGAAGACTTATTAAAAGATTTTCCAGAACTAATTAGTAAAACGGAAGATAAACAAAAAGGTTTTAAAATTGGTGACGATGGAAAAGAAGAAACAAAAGATGAACTTGCAGATATGCGAAAAATTATGGGATTGAAATAAATCTCATTTTTTATTGCCAAAGAAAGGGAGATGATTAAAAATGGCAAATAGTATAGCAAAATTCAAAAAATATGTACCTTTATTAGATGAGGTATACAAAAATTCTGCATTAACTTCTATATTGGATAGTGATGATTCACTAGCAAAAGCAGGAGCAAATGCAAATGAAATTATAATTCCTAAAATCGATATGGATGCTTTAGGTGATTATGATAGAAATAGTGGCTACACCAATGGTGATGTGACTATGACTAATGAAACAGTAAAATTTAATTATGAAAGAGGTAGAATGTTTACTGTTGATGCAATGGATGATGAGGAAACTGCCGGACTTGCTTATGGTAGGTTAGCAAGTGAGTTTATTCGCACAAAAGTTGCACCAGAAGGCGATGCTTTCAGATTTGCTACATATGCAGGAGTTAGTGGTATTTCAAAGGTTGCAACACCAGCTACTTTATCAACAGGAGCTGATGTTATAAGTGCTTTAAGAGCAGCAACAAACAAAATGGATGAGGATGAAGTGCCTTACGAGAATAGAATATTATTTATTACTCCAACATTAAAAGGTTTAGTTGATGATCTTGATACTACAAAATCAAAAGAAGTATTAGCAAGATTCTCACAAATTGTACTTGTACCTCAAACAAGATTTTATACTGCTATTGATATGTTAGATGGTAAAACTAGTGGTGAAACTAAAGGCGGTTACAAAAGACATGCTAAAGGTTCAGATACTGGGGATACAAACGGAGCAGATATTAACTTTATGGTAATTCATAAAGGTGCAGTAATGCAATATAATAAACATATCGCACCTAAAGTTATTACACCAGAGGCAAATCAAACTTCAGATGGATGGAAATTCGGTTATAGAAAATATGGACTAGCAGATGTTTATGAAAACAAAGTAGCAGGAATCTACTTACATCATAAAGCAGCACCAACTGCATAATAGGAGGGATAAAATGAGAACTGTTGGATTAATTATAAAAAGTCAACCTAAAAAGGATGATAAATCAAAAGAAAAAGATATAAAAAGTCAACCTAAAAAGGATGATAACGATGGCGAAGTTCAAAAATAAAAAAACTAATCAAATAGTAGAAGAAAATTTGAACTTCTATATTGAAAACTTAAGAAAAAATAAAAGCTTTGAGGAGATAAAAGAAGGCATTAAGCCTTCTTCTCTAAAAAAAGTTGAAAAAAAAGAAGTGGAAAAGAAACCACTTCAATAGGAGGTGGCTTAAATGACACTTTATGTTGATAAAAAATATTATTTAAATACATTTAAAGGTAGTTTGTTATCTGATGATGAAATAGACAAATATTTGGAATTAGCACAAGAAAAAATTGATAGTATAACATTTAATAGAATTGTTAAAATAGGCTTTAATAATTTAACCAATTTTCAGAAAGAAAAGATAAGTAAAGCAATTTGTTGTCAAGCAGAATATGTCAAAAGGAATGGATATAACAATGAAGAAAATAGAGATATTTCTTCTTATTCTGTCCTTGATATATCTGTAAGTGTTGATAGTTCTAAAAAAAGTATTGCACAAAAATTAAGTATGTCGGAAATAGCATATGATTATGTGCATAAAACTGGTTTGGATAGTAGGTTAAGGTAATGGCAAACAATATTAAGGTGTTACCATTTCCTGATTTTCTTTTAAATACAGATTATTCACTAGTTTTAAATGATATAGGAATATCTGAAGAAGGAGAACCTATAGAAAATTTTAAAACTAGTGGTAAATGTATTTTTAGTGAAAAATCCAAAAGAATTATTGATTCTAATGGCAAACAAATAACATTGCTAGGAAAAGTTATTATTAAGGGAGATATAGCACCATCATTAAGTAATATTAGTGATGGCGTTATTACTATAAATGGATGTAATTATGAGATACATGCAGGTTATAGACCTAGAAATCCTAATGGAACTATACATCATACGGAGTTCGAAATAAAATGAAAGTTAAAGTTACAAGTAAAATAGATCTTAAAGGTAATGCTTATGTTAAGAAATTAATGCAAGAGGCTTTAGTTGAAACTGCAGATGCGTTAAAAAGTGATTTAGAACAAAGTCAAATAATGCCATTTGATACTGGAGCATTGCAAAATAGAAGTACATTTATTGATGATTCTAAAAAAAGCAGTGGCGTTGTGTCTATTGTATCTGATACTGTATATGCTAGGAGACTTTATTTTCATCCTGAATATAATTATCAAAAGACACATAATAAAAATGCTGGTGGTGCATGGTTTGAATCATATATCAACGGTAATAAAAAGAAATTTGCGACTAAAACTTTTACAAAAATATTGAAAGGAAAGTTAAAATGACTTTAAAAGAATATAAAGATTACTTTAAAAGTGAATTTAAGTGGATTGACTCTATTAGTATAGGTAAAATTGATAATAACAAAGACAAAGCAATATGCTTTTATAATTCGAAAATGAATGGAAGTTATGTTGGAGTATTTGGTGGTATTAAAAACAAATCTACAAATATAAAAGCAGTAACAATTCTATTAAGATATACTAAAAATCAAAATGATGCCGAGATAATGGCACAAAAAATATATGACTTCTTTAACGAGAGGTCGTTTTTCATTAATGAAAAACGGGTATTTACACAAATGATATATGCTGAGCCTATTAATTTAGGGACAGATGATAATAATGTGTATGAATACTCTATAGAATTAAATTTTTATGAAGAAAGGTAAGTGATAAATATGGCAAATATTACAATCGGACAATATTCAGTAAGTAATTGTAAGGTCAAAGTCAAAACATCTGGTGCTTCTGGACAAGCAGTTTATAGTGAAGTAGCAGATTTAGAAGAATTTAGTTTAAGTATTGAAAGCAATACTGAAACTTGGTATTCAATAAATGATGGTGGTTGGCAAAATGCTTTACTAACCGCAAAAGCATTGAGTGGTTCTTTTAGTGGAAAAAGAACACTAGGTGACACAGGAAATGACTATGTAGAAGGACTAAGATATAAACTAGCTAAAGATGCTGAGGCTGATTGGGAAATTGATTTTCCAGATGGTTCTAAGTTGGAGTTTACTGCTGTTACTGCTTTAACTGACATATTAGGGGCTGCAACTGATGTAGCACCATTAAGTGGTGATATTACTTGTAAAGGAAAGCCAACTTTTACAGCAGCTACAACAGGGTAAGGATATTTAAATCTTTACCCTTTTTTATTTTATAAAAAGAAAGGATGAATATAAATGAGAATAATTGATACTGGAATAACAAAAGAAATATTAAGTGGAGATAACCATCCACAATTAAAAATTGGAGACAAACTTTATACTGTTGATGATAGACAGAAAACTTGGGAAAAAATACAAGAAACTCAAGAAGATAAGGAATTGAATGAAAAAGAAAGAACTTCAAAAATTTATGAATTAGCATTAGGAAAAGAGGCAAGTAAAGAAATAGAAGATTTAGATTTACCTGTTTCAAGTGCGATGCATTTATCTTATTGTATTATAGGTGCAATCATTGGAGAAGATCCTAATTTACTAGAAAAACAATCAAAAGAACAAATGAGAAAAAACTAATAGTCCCAGAAACTTATTATGATTTAAGGTTTGATTGGGACTTGATTGTCTCTAGTTTTGCTCAACAATACGGAATTAGACTTTATTACGAATATGAAAATATTCCTTGTCAGGAGTTTAGACAACTATTATCTGGATTAAATGGTGAAACACCACTTGGATATGTTGTACAAATCAGAGCGGAAACTGATTCAAAGAAAATAAGACAAATGACAAAAAAAGAAAAAGAAATTCGTAGTGAATGGGCTGAATTTAGAAGAAAAAATAATAAAATCAAAAAAATAGAACTAAAAACTGAAGATATTTCAAAAATATTTTCAAAAATGTTTGGATAGGAGGTGCATTTTATGGCAAAAGCAACTACTGTAGGTGCGGTTGGAGTTGATTTAAAACTAAATGATTCTAACTATGATAAACAGTTAAATAATAAATTAAAAAGTAGTGAAAATGCTTTTTCTGGTACTTTCAAAAAAATAGGTGGTTTTATTGCTGGAGCATTTGCAGTCAAACAAGTTGTCAACTTTACTAAAGAATGTGTTTCAAGTGCTAGTAAAGCTCAAAGTGCTTTTACAGGATTAAATAGTATTGTACAAGGTACTGGCAATTCATTTTCAGAAGCACAAGATTTTATTAAAAAGTATACTGCCGATGGTTTAGTATCTATAGAAGAGACTGCTACTGCATATAAAAATCTATTATCTAGAGGATATGACACTTCTCAAATTGAGGATACTCTTACTCGACTAAAAGATAGTGCTGCCTTTGGTAGACAAGCATCATATGATTTAGGAGAGGCTGTAGTAACTGCTACGGAGGGTCTTAAAAATGAGAATAGTATTCTTGTTGATAATGCTGGTGTTACTAAAAATGTTGCAAAGATGTGGGAAGATTGGGCTAAAGCACATGGTACTACCACTTCTGCAATGACGCAAGCCCAAAAAATACAAGCTGAATACAATGGGATAATGAAAGAAACAAGGTTCCAAGTTGGTGATGCTAGTGCATATACAAAAACTTTTTCGGGACAAATACAACAATTAAAATTCAATTTTAATCAGATGACTGTTGCAATTGGAAAGGTAGTAACACCAATAGCACAATTATTTATTCCGATTATAAATAGTGCTATAAATGCTGTAACACGACTATTTGAGAAAATACAAGTAGTTATGGGTACATTTGGTTTAAAAATGCCTGATGTGGTATCAAAGACCAGTGATAGCATTGCTGGAATAGGTACAAGTGCTAAAGATTCTGCGAATGATGCAGTAACATCTGCAAAAAAGATTAACAAAGCATTTGCTGGAGTAGATGAAGTAAATGTTTTAAAAACTAAAGATAGTTCTTCTGGTTCTGGTGATGGTGGTGGAACTGATACTAGATCTAGTACTTCAATAGTAACTCCTACTATTGATGATAGTGGAACAATATCTATATTAGATAAAATAAAAGATAAAGTAAAAAGTGCTTGGAATAGTGAACCAATAAGTGCATTTGTAGGAGCGGTAACTAATTATGGCTCTTTTTTATGGGATTACTGGAAAACATTAGGCACAGATTTTGTATCAAATTCAAAGACTACTTGGGATAATATAAAAGGAAATGTTTCAATTACTTTAACTAATATGTCTGGTTTTTGGACTACTTTTTGGACTGATATATCAAATGATATTCAAACATGGGGACAACCTATTATAGATGGTGTTAGTGGTCTTTTTAATTCTATATGGACCACTGCAATAGACCCTGCATTACAACTTATAACTCAAGGATGGGCTGATTTTAGTGGTATCTTAAAAATTTTATGGGATAAACATGGTGCACCACTTGTAAATAATATAGGTGAATTTGTTACAAATATAATAAGCTTGTTTCAAAAAGTATGGGATAATGTTTTGGAACCAATAATTACACCATTTTTAGAAACAATGTCTTGGTTATGGGAAGAACATTTAAGTAAAGTTGTAACAAAAGTTGGAGATTTTATAGGAAAATTAGTTAATGGTGCTTTGGAGATATACAATAAATTTATTTATCCTATAATGAGTTGGATTTATGATAAATTAGCACCAGTTTTTAGTTATTTAGGTAACTTGATAAGTGGTGTTTTTGGTAGTGTTGTGGCGGTAATAAGTGATGTTGTGGGTTCGATATTTAGAACTCTTGGCGGAATTATTGACTTTATAACAGGTATATTTACTGGCAATTGGAAAAAGGCTTGGCAAGGTGTTAAAGATATATTTGGAGGTATTGTTGATAGTTTAGTTGCTGTGTTTAAATTTCCTATTAATTTAATTATTGATGGTATAAATGCTTTTATAGGAGGACTTAACAAAATTAAAATACCAAGTTGGGTACCGGGAGTTGGAGGAAAAGGCTTGAATATAGGTAAAATACCAAAATTAGCACAAGGTGGTTATTTTAAAAAAAATGATCCACAACTTGCTATTGTTGGTGATAACAAGCGTGAACCAGAAATAACAACACCAGAAAGCAAAATATATGAGCAAGCAATGAAAGCTATTAAAGATAGTAATTCTTTAAGTAATACCAAAGAAATGAGAATTATTTTAGAGGTAAGATATGAGGACGGAAGAAAAATTATAAAGAAAATCAATCAAGCACAAATAGAAGAAGGAGAAGTTCTATTGTTAGTATAGACTTCTCTTTTAACTTAATTAAGAGGTGAAAAGATGAAAAAAAATCAATTTAAAATAAATAACACTATTTATACTGCTGATGGCATTGGTTGGGAATATTCTATGCAAGAAGGAGATAATGCTGGTAGAAGTGATGATGGAACTATGTATCATGATGTCATAGGTATGATAAAAAAAGTATATTACGACTTTAAAGATTATAGAGATGAAATGAAAGCTGCAGAACTAATTAATCTACTTGAAGAGACAGATTGTAGTGTGACATTTTATGATTTGAAAGAAAAAGGCTTTGTTACTAAATCAATGTATGTTGCTGGTGATAAAATAACTGCTAATCTTATTAATGATGAATTTCACACTGATCCATTTCAAATTAGATTTATTACAAATGGAGTTGAATAATTATGTATGCTATAAGTAATAATTATAAAAATGAATTGGAACAAAAGACATCATTAAAAACAAAAAGTAAAATTGTCGTAGATAATGTAGAATATGTATCCGAAATAAAAACTACTCCTAAAATAACACACAAAAATAGTGCAATGATTGGTGGTTTTCCAATTAAAACTTGCAATTTTGAAATATATGATATTAATGGGAATTTAGACTTTAAAGATAAAGAAATAACTATTTATAAAGGAATTGAAATAAATGGTGTGATGGAATATGTTCCACAAGGTATATTTATTCCTAGAGCAGAGCAAATTACTACTAATGTATCTCAAAAAACAATAAGCTTTAAAGATATACAAGACAAGGGACAACTTTTTAGTGATAAGTATGAAAGTCTATTAGTTTGGTCAAATAATGAAACACATACTGGTTTAGAAATTGTTCAAGAAATATGTACAAAATTGGGAATAGAATTAGAAACGACCGATTTCAATTGGTATGACTATGATTTTAGACAACCTAATTTTGATGAAACCACAACATATAGAGAAGTTATAAGTAGATTGGCTGAAATAGGTGGAGCCGTTGCTTTTATTAATCGTAATGGTAAATTAGCAATTAAAAACCAATATAACACTAACCATACTGTTTCTAACAGCCGTTATATCAAATTGAGTAAGGAACAACAATTTGGTCTAATTAATGTTGTGACATTAGGAAAAAAAGATATGAATAATGATATATCTTATCCTACAATTAAACCTGAAAATGTTGTTGAATGGAAAATATTAGACAATCCATTTGTTGATTTATATAAAGAAGAAATGATAAATACAGTTGCTAATTATATTATTGGCATGTCTATTATACCATTTGAACTTACTGATTTTGTAGATGGCTTTTGTTATGACCTTAATGATATTATTAAAATTACCGATAAAAAAGGTAATTTTTTTAATGGTGTGATACTTAATTACGAAACTACTAGCAGAATTAGAAGTAAAATTGGTGCTGATGTACAAGAAAAAAGTACTACAGATTATAAACTTGCTGGAAGTTCAAAAGAAAATACAAACAAAGTTAAATTGGATGTAGATCATATAAAAAATGAAATTAATGCAGTAGTAAAAACGCAAAATGAACAATCAAGTCAATTATCCCAAGTAACCCAAACAGTTAATGATTATGATATATCAATAAAAAATGTACAGAAGAGTTTAGAAACTACTAATGGGACAATAGAAACTCTTGAAGGCAAAATAACAGATATGAACTTTAATTTTAGTACTAAAGGCTTATCGATAGGTACATCAACAGATCCTAATAATTCATTATTAGATAATTTCGGTATAAGAGTATATAACTATGCAAAATTAAATGCAATCTTCAATAATAAGGGCTCTGGTATAGATAAACTTATTGTTACTGGAACTGCCCAGATTGGCTATTTAAAGTTTGTTAAATCTACCAAAAACAATAAAAAAGTAACAAAAATCTTCCATTTAAAAGAATTAATTGAAGATTTGGAAGACTTGGAGGTGTAACAAATGGAAACATTAACAAAAAGTTGGCAATATCTAGGCCAAAAGTATATTGGTAGCAGTGGCGGTAATCTATATGTAAGATTATATGCTAGGTATTCAGAACAAGATATAGCAAATAATAGAACTTATGTTTATTATCAAGCAAGAAGTTACTACGATAGAACTTATATTCAAGATGATCAAGGTACAATTGGTGTAAGTGGTACAGGAGCAAGTTATCAAAGTGCAGGTTGTACAAGACCCACTACTGGAGAATCAGTAAGTGTAACTACTAGCGGTTGGGTATATCACAATAACGATGGAACTTGTAGTGTAACTGGTAATGCTTCAATTAGTTTCCCTAACTGGGGTTGGAGTGGTACTATTACTGCTAGTGCTAATTTACCACAAATACCAAGAGCAAGCGGAGTCGCTTGTAGTAGTCCTTATATAGGTGATAATGCAGTAATTAGTATTGACAAAAAAGCATCATCATTTACAAGCAGAGTTACTTACAAGATTAAAAATTTGGTGGGAAATATTGAAGATAAAACTAGTGAAACTACGATACAGTTTAAAACCAGTGAAATTGAAGATAAAATATACGCATTAATTCCTGATGCTAAAGAAATAAAAGGTAATATTTTGTGTACAACCTACAATGGTGATACACAAATTGGTGATACACAAGCTACAGAATTCAATTTATATGCTAAAGAAAGTGTATGTAAGCCCGATGTAACTGCTACAGTTATTGATACAAATACAAATGTAACTACTATAACTGGTAATAACACTAAATTTGTTAAATATATATCTAAGCCAAAAGTAACAATCAGTGCTACTGCTAAAAAGAGTGCTACTATCAAAAATTATTCAATTAATTTGAATGATGGACAAGCTTCTAATTTGCAAGAAAATACTTTTGATACTATAGGTTCAAATAAAGTAAGTGTATCTGTAACTGATAGTAGAAATTATTCTAATTCAGCAGATGTAACTTTAGATATGATTGATTACATCAAGTTACACATAAATACTATTTCAATTACTAGACCAGAGGGAACATCTAATGAAGCGGTATTAAATTGCAATGGTGCATACTACAACGGCTCATTTACAGATACTAAGGCTAATTCATTAAGCGGTAGTTTTAAATATAGAAAATCGGGAACTACTGATTGGACTGATGGTGGTAGTATAACTGCTACTATTACTGACAATACATTTAGGGTAAGTAATTTACTATTAGGTAGTTCATTTGCCTATGATGAAGAATATCAGTTTCAAATATCTTTTGAAGATGTGTTTGTAATTGCTACTGAAGCGGTCACATTACCAAAAGGTCAAGAGGCAATGGCAATTGGTGAAGATGGTGTTGATGTGTATGGAAAACTTAATCTGAATGATTATCCAGTGCTTTTCTTCACAGTAGAGGAAGATTGGCAAGAATAAGAAAAGGAGATGTAAAATGAAAAAAGTAAACTATGAGTTAATGAGGGGGGGGGGTCGTTTACTAACAAAAACGATAATCTCTCTAAACATGATTGGAGGGAGTATTATTTAGTACTTACTCCAATGGGAGCAAGTTATGGCTTGTAAAGGAGGAACACTAAAAAGTGGTACTGATAACTACTATCCAAATGCTTATTATAAAGTTGGAGACTTGTTTCTAACTACAAGAAATGAAAATCCATCTTTAAGATTTGGCGGCACTTGGGAGTTGTTCGGAAAAGGTAAAACTTTAGTGTGTGTAGATGAAAATGATAATGACTTCAAAATTGTTAAGCAAACAGGCGGAGAAAAGAAACATAAGTTAACAATTGAAGAAATGCCGAATCATACTCATACAGAGAAATATGTTGGAGTTGATTGGTTCCAACATGGTACAAGTGGTGATTGGAATGTTTCCTCTGCATTAGAACCATATCGTGAAACTGGTAATACTGGAGGAGATAAATCACATAACAACCTACAACCGTACATAACTTGCTATATATGGATTAGGACTGAATAATGCGAACTTTAATGAAGGTATTGAAAAATTTGCTTGGAAATAATACAAAGATATCTGCAAGTGACATAGCAATTAAAAATTCAAATAATAAAGGTATGAGTCTTGACAATTATCTAAAAAAAAGTACCTTGTATGACAATCCAGATGGAACAAATGCCAATTTTACATTAACCGATAGTGCTTCTAACTATGAATATTTAGAAATATTTTTTGGTTATGGTAAAAATGGTAATTTTGGAAACAGCAGTGTAAAACTTTTTTATGAGTATCAACAAAGTGCAAACTTGATATTAGGAATCTATGATGGTACTAGTGCACAACAAATGATGACCACTGTTGATGTAGATAATAGAAATGTATCAATTAGAAAATGCGGTTTGGTAGACTTGACTACACATGATAAATATACAATAAGTTATATAAAAATATACAAGGTTGTTGGCTATAAATAAAATAGAGAGATTAGATATGTTAGTAAATAAAATTATGAAAGTATTAAGTAATTTATTTGGATTAAATAGAAAAATTAGTGCTAATGATGTTGCGGTAAAGAGTCCAGATAATAAAGTAAGGTTATTAAGTGAATGTGTAGTTGTTGATAGTGGAACTAATTCAAATGGAAGTTGGATTAAATATGGTGATGGAACAATGATTGTATTGCAAGAATATCTTGATACAAAAACTATTTATGTTGCAATGGGGACTCTAAAAAGAGTTGGTTTAAAGGCGCCTCCTGATTTTCCACGAGAATTTAAAGAACCACCAATAGTGCAAATAACTTTACAGCATGCCTGGCTAGCATGGTTGATGGGTATTGAAGGTAATGCAACTACAACAAATGCTACTGGTAAAGAATTAATTCCGATAGCTAGTGTAGAGCAAACAACACTTACTGATGTCAAAATACATATTTTAGCGATAGGGAAATGGAAATAAAAGAAAGAGGTTGAGTAATGAAAAAAGAAGAATTAGAAAGATTGGTGGAAGCGGATCAAAGAAGTAAATCCAATACAAAAAGACTAGACAAATTGGAGCCAAAAGTCGATGATATTCATAGCTTAGCATTGTCAGTTCAAGCAATAGCAACTGAAATGAAAGCAATGAGAGAAAATATGACACAAATAGATAATAGAGTGTTAGCAATTGAGGCTAAGCCCAGCAAGAAACTGGATTCTATTTGGGGATTTGTAGTGTCGGCTTTAATAGGCGGTATTATAGCATTTATATTTGTAAAATTAGGAATGAAGTAGGAGGTGATTTAGATGGAATTAAGTACACTAATAAGTTTGGTAACAATTATAGTTGCATGGCTTTTAGGATATATTTCTAAAAGATCAACTTGGGTAAATAACAGAATTATTCCTATTCAAAATATTTTAATAGGGGTAATAGTAGCAATTATAGAATGGGTTGTTACTAAAGATTTTAAAGTTGCTATTGCTTTGAGTGGAATAATAGCAGGTGGAACATATGATGTATTTCATAATTTAGAAAAAATAGTAAAAGGAGAGTAGATAATATGGTAAATATAATAAAACAAATAGTACCAGAAAGTAAATATGGTATAAAATGTCCTTATGAAATGATTCCAACTAGAATAGTAGTTCATAATACTGCTAATGATGCTACTGCAAGAAATGAGATAGCATACATGACAAACAATAACTATGAAACATCATTTCATTATGCAGTAGATGATAAAGAAATAGTGCAGGGACTACCACTAGATAGAAATGGTTGGCACAGTTCGGATGGAAATGGAAAAGGAAATAGAGAGGGTATAGCAATAGAAATTTGCTATTCCAAATCTGGCGGAGATAGATTTATCAAAGCAGAACAAAATGCTGTCGATTTAATAGTTTATTTACTAAAAAAATATAACTGGGGAATTGATAGAGTAACTAAACATCAAGATTATTGTGGTAAATATTGTCCTCATAGAACATTAGATATGGGTTGGAATAGATTTATCAATATGATAAAGGCCAAACTAGAAGATAATTTACAAGTATCAACCAACATCGTTAATTGCTACTATAAAGCAAGAACTCAAAAACATCAATGGTTACCAGAAGTAAAAAATTTAGAAGATTATGCTGGTTACGAGAACAGTCCTATAACTGGACTTGCTATAAGAGTTGACAAAGGAACTATTAGATATAGAGTACATCTTAAAGGAAAAGGTTGGTTACCTTTTGTTACTGGTTATGACGTTAATGATTATAATAATGGTTTTGCTGGTGATGGAGTAAATGCTATTGATTGTGTAGAATGTTACTACTATACCCCTAATGACATAAGACCTTATAAAAAGGCTAAATATAAAGTAAATAATTATCCTTATCAATACGATGACGAAAAAATTAATGGTCAAGATGGTTATGCTGGAGTATATGGAGTAACTGCTACTAAGTTTCAAATGGTTATAGAATAGAAGTAGACTTAAGTGTCTACTTCTTTTTTTGTGTCATAATTTGCTTTTTTCTTTGATTTGTGCTATAATACTCAGCCAAATGAGGGGATAATATGGTGGAAAAAAGAATAAATGATAAAGATATTATTTATAGATTAACAAGAAGAAAAGATAATGTTTTAATTATTAAATATAATATTAAAAATAAAAGAGCATGGTTTCAGACTAATAGTATGCCAAAAAGAAAAGCTATAGACATTAACAGAGTAGTTAACCTATAGTTTTTTTTATTTACTTTATAATTAATTTATGTTAGGATAAACAATTAAAAGAAAGAAGGTGAAAAAATGGATAAAAAAATTATAAAAGGTCCATTACCATTTGTGGGTTTTCCGGAAACAAAAGAAGGAGAGATCCCTGATGGTTGGACAAAAATAGAAGTAAAAGAGTAGTTACCACTACTTTTTTATTCTAAATAATTTCTTCTAAATGCCTTAATAAACTCTTCTCTAGAGCCGATATTTTCTTCCCAGTATAATTGACCTTGCTTGTGCCAATAATCGTTAAATATGGGATTATTTTGATTGCTAGAGTGACATTCTCTACATAGCGGTAAGATGAAATTATATTTGATAGAATTAATTCTATTGCGGCCCCCGTAAACCTCGTGAAGGTCGTTTTTCTTTTTGCCACATAAATAGCAGTGTTCTAAATCATCAGTAAATACAGATTTTCTATTTTTCTCTAATTTTGTCAATTTCTTCGATTTATTGTGCATTTTTATCTTTTTTTGTTGTTCTTTTGTCAATGATTGTGCATTTTTTCTCATTTGTCCACTTGTAGCCGGACTTTTTTTGCCAGAAGTGGACTTTTTATATTCTTTATTATCACATTCCCTACAAAGGGAAAATCTTATTTCTTTATTTAGTAATTTACAGTATGGATTATTCTTTCTTTTCTTTAAGTTTATACAATAGTTATTCATTATTAATCTTCCTTTCTAGATAATACCGAATAACATTTTAGGTACACTTTAGGTACATTATTTTTAAAAGGTCAAAGAAATAGGTAGAATTATAATAGTGTTAATGTCATACAATTCAATGATTTATAAGTATTTATATATATGGTATATATCAATAAATTCTTTCCCTTCACCCGCACCAAATAGTACTTAAAAGAGTTTGAAACAAAAACAAGCTCTTTTTTTGTACTATTTTACTCGAACTTGCTTAACTGCCAGTTATGAGTTTATAGTACTAAGAATATATTATAAAACTAAAAAAGACAGATATAAAA